TTCAGCAGTTAGCTGTATTCTTTCTCCATTTACTAATTTATATCTTGGCATAATGTTCTCCTTATATGTTAATTTAATCCGAATAGCAATATCTGTCCACTATCTATATTTCCAGATTGACCCTCTGCATACTCTCCTGTAAAATTTACAGCATTTATTGCACTTGTAGTATTACAATAACCAGCAAAAAATTGATTCCATGCGGCTGGATAATCGTGCATGTAACTTACTGAGCCAATAAAATGTTTAACAAAAGTTGTGCTACTTGGATTAAACAAACGAACAAAACCTGATAAAGAAGCATCAGCATCAGCACCCTCTTGATTAAAGCCAACATATTGACCACTTGTTGATTGTGCCAAATCTTGTGAAGCATCATAAGAAAGACTTGCAAAGTCATCGTTTTCTGCGTGTCTTGCATAAAAAGATGTAGATGTTTTGGTTACATTGTAATTACTTCCACCATCTATACTAAAATTCATTCTTATATCTGGTTCTGAATTAGAATTTGGGTGTAAATTTATTAAATAAAAAATATATTCTTTGTATGTGCTATCTATTCCTGATGTAAATTGAACACTTGAAACAGGCGATGAAATTGTTTGTGTTGCAATATGTGTAAGACTTCCAAGAGAAGTTATTGAACCAAATTGTGTTATATCTTTTACTGATCTGTTATTTAATTTTACAATACTCATTAGCTTCCTTTTATTCCATAAAGTTTGATTGTGCCAGAAGCTATATTTCCACTTGCCATTTTAAATTGAATGGCATCAACTGCTGAAGTTGTATTAAAGTATCCAGCTTTTCTAGGATTAAGAGTGTTAGGGTCATTTCCCATATATGTTGTTTCTGACATATAATGTTTTACAAAAGTAGTTGATGATGGGTTAAACAAAAACAAAGAGCCAACTGCTGAAGCGTCATCTAAATTTCCTAAATTATCACATAAAACTTCAAAAGCTGTACCTTGTGCTTGGTCTGATGCGGCATTGTACTCAATAGCGGCATCACTATCATTTTCTAAATGATAAGCTGTGAACCAAGTAGAAGTAGATGTAACACCATAACTTGAACCACCATTTGTTGATGCTTGAAAAGTAAAATCAACATAACTACTATGGCTTGGGTGTAAATTAATAAATTTAAATAAATAAATGGGATATGTGCTATCCAAGACTACATCTGAACTACCATCTACAAAAGATATTGAGGAACTAGAACTTGCAGTTTGTTCTTTTATCAAAGTCATTTTACCTTGTGCTAATTGTCCAGCACTTGTTATAGCTGAAATAGAGTTATTATTATGTTTTACTAAACCAAAAGTCATTATGTAACTCCATATAATTTTATTGTTCCAGCATCTATGTTGCCACTTGAAAACTTAAACTGTATTGCATCTAAAGCTGATGTTGTATTAAAATATCCAGCCGCAAATATATCAACCATATAATCCCCATTACCTTGTGTATGTGAACCTCTATAAAGATAATGTTTTACGAATGTAGTGTTACTAGGGTCAAATAAATGCAAAGTTGCCGCAAAGCATTGATCATTTTCATTACCTATTTCATCTCCAAGTTCAATAAAATTTGTGCTTTGTGCTAAATCTGCACCACTTCTATAAGCTAAACTTGTATAAGAACCACCCTCGTTATGATATGCAGAAAAATAAGTATTTGTAACTGTAACTCCATAAGAACTTCCGCCATTTGTGCTTGTTTGAAAATTAAAATCTGCGTTATCTGTTGCTGGGTGAACATCATAAAACTTAAACATATATTCTTTGTAAGTAGAGTCTAATCCTGAAGTAAAAGATACTGTAGCTGAACTTGATGCAGTTTGAGTAGATATTAAATTAAGACCCCCACCTGATATTGAAGCTGGGAGTGCTGTTACTGCTGAAAGGGAATTATTTTTAGCAAAAAGTAAAGCCATATTTTTCTCCTAACTTTAACTTCTTTTAACTCCATAAAGTGAAAATGTACCAGCATCAATATTTCCAGAACTAAATTTGAATCTTACGCCATTTATTGCTGATGTTTGGTGTATTGAACACCCTCCATGAGTTGCAATTAATGCTCCTGTATCATGCACACCAGTTACTAAAGATTGTGTATTTTTATAATAAGTGGTACTTGCTAAATTGTTCATTTCTAAAAAACCACTTTGACTTTCATTAGTTGCATTTCCACAAGCACCATTAAGAATAATTTTATCTGATGCGTTTCCCTGATCACCATTACTGCTTCCACTAAAAAGATATGCTCCAGCCGCATTGTACGTTGTACTTAAATAACTTGAACCACCATCAGTTGATACCAATGCAAGAAAAGTAACATTATCAGTTGCTGGGTGAACACCACTAAAAACAAATTTAATAGTATCATAAGTTGCTAAATTAGAAGTAAAATCAACTTGTGCAACACCACTTGAAACTGTCTGTGTTTGTAAATGAGTATATGCTCCACCACCAGCATCAGCAAAAGATAATTGTCCTATTCCTGTTGTACCTGAACCTGATACAGAAGCTACTTTTAAAAATTTATCTGCTGTAACATTTCCTGTTGGTAAAGTTAAAGTATATGATTGACCAGCCGAGTGTGCTGGAGATGCAATCTTAACACCATGAGAATTTTGAGAGCAGTTTAATTGTAAAGTTCCATCTGTTGATCCGTCCCCTTTTATAGAAAGCCCAGCCGCAGAGGACGTTGATACAAAATTAGTTTTTGCATTTGTAACAGTTGAATCTGATGGTGTTCCAATATCAAGAACATTACCAAGTAACATTATAAAATCTATAACATCTCCTGTTGCTAGATTAGATGCAAAAGTAATTGTTGAACCTGAAACTGTAAATGATGAACCTGGTTTTTGTAAAATACCATTTAAAGAAACAAGCATGTGATTTGCAGACTCAGGAACTACATTAGTTGATGATACTTGCATTGTGTAAGCCGCTTGTCCATTGACTACACTTATTGCATCACAAACTTGAAAGTTTCCTACTATTGGCTCTTTTCCGATATATGGCATAGATTATCCTTTTGGGTATTTGTCCTTAACTGCTTTTATTGTTGTTTTCCAACCATCTATTCCATTATGATAGATGTCGTCTAATTGATCTACTATTGATGGATATTCTTTTTCTCTATCTATTTGATATTGAGTTTCATTTATTTTAGCTTTTATTTGTTCTTTTGTAATATTTGTTGGATTATCGTCATGCCAAGTTATAGTGCAAGTGTTTATATCATTTCCAACTACAGTAACTTGTGCGTCTGATTTTATTTTTAAGATTGCTTCACAAATCATATTATGCACCTATTTCCATTGCAATTAAACTTGTTGTTGTGCCATCTGGCTCTCCATAGTGCATGGTTGTTCCATCGCTTGACCTAAATCTAACTGTGTAAGTTATTTGTGATGTAGTGTTTGGACTATCTAATTTAGAAAAGTGCATTGGTAATGCTTGTGTACCTTGACTTGAATAAAGTGAGCCTAAACCTCTTGTGGCATGAGATACAGAAATATCTGTGCTATCTCTATAAATTGTATAATATCCATAAAATGCAGCACCAGCTTGGACATTTGCTGAATGTATTAATAAAATTTTACTTGATGTTGCAGATGGTGTTATATTTAATGTCATACCACTTACAGCTACATAAGAAGTTGAAGATGTCGCTACTTGACTTTCAGTAGATACATCAACTACCTGTAAAACTTTTCCACCACCACCAATTAAACTAGCATCTAATCTTTTTAAAACTCCAGCATCACTTATTAAAAGTTCGTCTGTATCTGCTGGTGCAGTTGCTAAAGCATCAAAACCTGAAATAGCAGTATCGCCAATATGTGTAGAATTAATTATGTCTGCCGCAATATCAGAACTTGTTAAAGGTACTGAAGTTGGTTGTCTGCCAATAAAAGCCATCTACTACTCCTATGTTATTTCTAAAACTGATAAAGAACCTGAAAGTTTATCTGCAACAGAGCAATCTATTCTAATTGCATCTCCAGCTTCCATAACAACTTTACCGCCTGTTAAAAGTTCTAATGTCGAGCCATTTGGAATACTAACATCTTTTACTAAAAAAGAAGTTCCATTTGTTACATTGTTTGCACCACCTCTGTTTGC